ATGTACCTGCATAAGAAAGATTATGTGTTAGTATTCTTGATCTCTATCTTGATACTAATGCTAATAATAAAAGACAATAATAAATAATAAAATCAATTTTAGTAATTTTTAAATTTTAAAATTATGGCACAGTCAACAGTTAAAGTTTTTATTGATGAGCTAACTAATCAATTAGATATAACTACGGTTATGAGATTAGAACCTTTGTTTCAAAAAATGTTTGAGTTAGAGAAAGAAAAAACTCTCACGTTTACTATGGAATATAGCGATTTAGTCAAATATGGTTATATGAGAAAAACTATTGGAGAATACTATGATGAATTTTTTAACTCAGAACCTTAATTATGCAAAAGAAAATTTTATGTAAAGAATGCAAAAAAGCTCATTTAGAAATAGTAGTAGAGAATGATTATTATCATGATTGTAGTCTAAAGTGTCCTCTTTGTGGATTTACATTAGGCTTAGAAGTAGATGCAATGGGGAATTTATTTTTCAAGATGATACTCTTTTTTATGAGCTGTATTTTTGCAATGGTAGCTATAATATTATACGTAATATTTGATGAGCTAACTATCTCTGTGATAATATTTGGGATATTATCAGCAATTAATTTTATAATAAGTTTAACAAAAATGATATGAAAGTAGAACTAATAGTAAACGGCACAGTAAAAGTTGTATTATTACCAGAAAACGATCTAGAAAAACTTGCTTTAGAAAATATAGGAAAGACTGATATTCAGCCGACAGTGATTAATTCACAAATTCAAATTCTAAATAAAGTTGTTCATGAAGGTTTGATACTGGAAGCTAAAAAGAATAGTAATGAGTAGATACACAAAAGAACTAGAAGAGGATAGAATAGTAGCATGGGGATTTGATCATGCATTAGGCTATTTTATCGATGTTTTAGGAGCAGAAGATGATAAAGGAATTAGAGAAACTTTAATTGAAGAATCTAGTCTTCTTACTAAGATGTCAAATGGTAAAATGTTGGAGTTAATGAGTATTTTTGAGCTCCCTGAAGATCATATAGAAAAAGTCGCAATGGATTTAAAATTTTAAGTTATGAAAGTAAAAATAGTAGAAGATTGGGCAGGGAATTTTAATATTCTTTACAAGAAGTATTGGTTTACAAGATGGAAATATGTAAAGAAGAAAGAAGAACCTAATTTACCAAGAAGTTGGAAATCTAGAAAAGGAGCCCAAGGATATATTAACTTAAAAAAGAATAATTTATGAGTCGTCATTTAATATTACAAGGAATCAAATATCAAAAATTAAAAAATAGATCTCGAAGAAGTAAATTACATCAACTTTCTCGTAGCTATAAAAAGTATTCTGGAAATATCAAAGACGAACAAGATTGTGATTAAAATTATTCTCATATTTATTATTTTATTTCTAACTAGCTGTATGCAGCTAAACTATAATCTAAAAATACATCCTGATACGTACAACTATCGCCAAAAGATAGTATTAAAACAGATGAAGAGGATGCAACGTAAAATCAATAGATTTAGATGATTTATTTAGTAACGGGCCAACAGAGTATGTTTAACCCTGTTGGCTATTCTTTAGCTACTGTAGAAGAATCTCTAGAGTATTTAGAGAATTTAGATGTTATCGGTTTCGACACCGAGACAAGAGGCTTTGATCCATATACTTGTCAACTGCTTTCTATGCAGTTAGGTGATGGCGAGAAGCAATTTGTTATTGATTGCACTACTATTTCTCCAAAGTTGTACAAAGATATTCTTGAGCGCAAAGAATTGATTATGCATAATGCTAAGTTTGACCTTAGATTCTTGTATTATCAACAAATTGTACCTGTTAAAATCTTTGATACATTTTTGATAGAACGAATCTTGACTACGGGTATAGATACAGCCAGAAGATCTTTGGATGCTGTGGCTTATAAATATTGTAAGATAGAATTAGATAAAACTATTCGTGGTAATATACACCGAGAAGGATTGTCTAGTAGAGTAATTAAATATGCTGCTGATGATGTGAAATATCTTCATCAGATTAAACGGAAGCAAGAAGTTGCTTTGAAAGAGAACAATTTAACAAGGACTGCCTCTTTGGATAATGAATTTGTTTTAGTATTAGCTTATATAGAGCACTGCGGTATGTATTTAAATCCTGAAGACTGGAAGAAAAAGTGTAAGGATGATCAATTAGATATGGAAGCAGTAAAGAATAAACTAGATGAATTTATATTATCTAATAGTGATCAGTTTGGTGCTTATATAGATAATCAATTGTCTTTATTTAATGAAGGACTAAAAGTTAAAGTTAATTGGAACTCTGAGAAGCAAGTAATTCCTTTGTTTAAATCTCTAGGAATAGATACTACAACAAAAGATAAGGATACAGGTATGATGAAGGATTCTATAGACAAGAAAGTCTTAGGTCCTCAGAAGAAAAAACATCCTTTAGTTGGTATTTATTTAGAATATAAGGAACATCAGAAGGTAGTTAGTACTTATGGAGAAAACTGGTTTGGTTATATTAATCCTGTTACTAAGAGAATACATACAAACTATACTCAGATTATGAACACAGGTCGTTTGTCTTCTGGTCAAAAAGGTAGAATAAAGCAAGGTATACCACAATTACCTAATATGCAAAATATACCAAGTGACCATAGAACTAGATCTTGTTTTCAAGCACAGAAAGATAATATGCTAATTGTCAGTGACTATTCTGGCCAAGAGCAGATTGTATTAGCTAATAAGTCTTTAGATAAAGATTTATTGAATTTCTACAATCAAGGACTAGGTGACATGCATAGCTTTATTGCATCTAAGATTTTTCCTGAATTAGGAGGATTGTCTTTAGATGAAATTAAAGAAAAGCATAAGAATAAAAGACAAGTAGCTAAAGGTGCAGGTTTTGCTATTAATTATGGCGGTACTGGAATAACTATAGCTCAGAGTCTAAACATTACTCTAGAAGAGGGAGAAGAGGTTTACAAAGCATATTTTAAAGCTTTCCCTGGTTTAGCAAACTATTTTAAGACTGAGAAACAGAAAGCATTGAAACTAGGTTATATAGAATTTAATAATATTAGTTCTAGAAAATGCTTTATTCCATTCTTTGAAGAGTATCAAAAACTGCATAGAGAAATTTATGAAACTGAAGGATTTTGGGATAGTTATAAATTGGAAAAGTCACAAGATTCTGTTATCTTTAAGCAACATTTTAAGCCGAAAGTTAGAGAGTATTTTATGAAGAGAGGTGACATTGAAAGAATGTCTCTAAATTATCCTATTCAAGGTTCTTCTGCTGATATTACTAAGCTGGCTGGTGTTTATTTCTTTAGGTATCTTGTTAAAAACAATCTTGTATTTAAAGTATTATTACCTAATGTGGTTCACGATGAATGGATTGTCGAGGCCCCTAAAGAGATGGCAGAATCTTTATCTGATGTGTTAAAAGAATGTATGGAAAAAGCTGGTGATTTATTTTGTCAAACAATAAAACTAAAAGCTGATCCTGTAGTAACATTTTATTGGGAACATTAATGAGGTATAAAAAGCAACACATTAAAGAAATAGACTATGATGAGCGTATTGCTTACCATCAAGAGCAAATAAAAAACTTAGAGTATTTTAAAACTATAAAGCATTACTTTGATAGAATAAGAAGAACAAAAGAAAGTTATGTAGTAGAATTAAGACGACAAGTTGCTCTAGATCTTCATGCTAAAGGACATACTTTATCTGAGATAGGTAGGTTAATTAATAGAAATCATGCTACTGTGATACATCTATTAAAAATAAAAAGTCATAAGTATATTGAAGAGGAAGTAAAAGCTAATTACAAACAATGGATTATTGATGAAGTATATCCACAATCTATTTCTCAATTAGTTAAGGGAGAATATTATAAAGAAGGTTTTGGAGTAAAAGTATATTATAAATTAAAATCTATTCATGACTAATCTAGATAGAACTTCTAGACAGATTTTAGGTTTGAGGCGTTGGAAAGAGAATGAATTTAAAGGCATAGCAGAATACCCGACTGGTTTTGGCAAGACCTATACAGCTATTATGGCTATTAAGGGTATGATACCAAGAAAGGATATTAAAACGTGTCTTGTTATAGTTCCAACTATAGAACTAAAATCCCAATGGGAAGTAGAATTAAAGAAAAATAAAGTCACCATAGCAAAAGTAATGGTGATAAACTCAGCGATTAAACATTTGCATAATGTTGATATGCTGGTGCTGGATGAGGTACATCGTTATGCGGCCGAGAGTTTTAGTCAAATATTTACTAATGTAACTGCAGAATTTATATTAGGATTGACGGCAACTTTAGAACGTGAGGATGGATTTCATGAGATAATTCTTGAACAGCTTGCTGTATTTGATCAAATTACTGTAGACGAAGCACTGGAGAACGGGTGGATTGCACCATACATTGTATATAATATCCCAGTAAGTCTATCAAATAACGATCAAATAGAGTATAACAAAGCTAATAATGCATTTAAACATTTTGCAGCAAAGCTTGGTCATGGAGGACAGGCTTTTAAAAATGCTACAAGTTTCTTAAAGTCTTCGGACAAAGCATTACAAGGACAAGCAGGTGCTTATTACAATTCTTTGAGAAAGAGAAAATCTATTTGTCAAAACAATAGTAATAAGATCGATGCTACAAAAAGAATTATCGATACTCTAACAAACCGAAATGGTTTAATTTTTAGCGCAACAACTGAATTTGCTGAGAATCTACAAAATGCTCTTGGTGATATATGTATGACTTTTCATAGTAAAATCAAACGTAAAGATCAAGAATACATTGTAAAACGGTTTAAGGATAAAAGAACTAAGGTTAGATTCTTGAGTTCTGTACAAGCATTGAATGAGGGCTTTAATGTGCCAGATTGTTCTCTTGCTATCATTGCAGGCTCTACGTCTACCAAACGTACTTTTATACAGCAATTAGGGCGAGTAGTCAGAAAAACTCCTGATAAAGATGCTATTATTATTAATCTATACACTCCTGATACTCAGGAAGAAGTATGGATGAAGAAGCGTTTAGAAGGAATTAATTCTGATAGAATTGTATTATGTAGTTTAGATGACTTTTTAAATTTGTATGGAAATAAAACTAACTCTGTCGAAGCTGAAGAGCTCTCAATTAACTCCTAATCAAGTCGTCTTGTTAAACTTGTTGTACAATAAGCGTTTTGATGATATTGCTGATATATTTGGTCATCAGCAAGCTATTGAGATTCGTAATTCATTACTTGGTTCTCCATATATATTAAGTAAACAGTCTAAGTTTACTGAGACTATATTAAGTAAGAATCATGTAGAAAAACTGCTTGGAATTAGATCCGATCAAATTAACTTTTGGGAATTTTACAACTGTTACCCTGTGAGAGTAGGAACTCGCGTGTTGAGATCTGCGGGACCTACTACTCAGGTAGCATTGAAACATGAGAAAAAGTATTTGGCTAGGGTTAAAACTACCAAGCAACATGAATTAGCGATTCAAGCAATTACTGCGTTTGTTGCCAAAAAGAAATCCGTAGGAGAACTGAAGTTTTTGCCTAATATGGAAACTGTTATGAATAATTCTATGTGGGAACAATGGGAAATATTTATAAGTCCAGAAGGCTCAGAAGAACAAGAATGGAATACTGATACAATATAATGGCAAAAAGAAATTATTGGGAAGAATTAAAGTCAGAAATTGACAGAGGTAAACAAGGTTTTAATAAGGGTATTCCTTTTGAAGGCTTTACTACTTTAAGTGATTATATTAAGAACATTCAGCAAGGTAGATATGATTTAATATTTGCTGGCACTGGTTGGGGTAAGACTGCTTTTGTAAACTCTACTTATGTTTATGGAGCAATCAATTTTCTGCAGAATAACCCTGGATATGTTCATGATTTAGAGATTATATATTATTCTTTAGAGATTCCTCCAAAAGATCAAATGGCTAAACATATTGCAGCGTTAATATGGCAAGAGCATGGGATCTTGACATCTAAAGATGAGATTACATCAAAGGGTAATTTAACTCTAAGACCTGAAGTAGAAAGATTATTAGATAGTTATGAGGAACAAATGCAGGAAATTAATCATAAGTACATACATTATCGTAGTAGCTTAAATCCTGATTATCTTTATAAAGATCTAATAACCTATGCTGAGAAAAGAGGCAAAGTTGTTAGGAATGAAGATGGGTTAATCGTGCAATATATTCCTAATAATCCTGGTTTAATTACTCTTGTAGTAATAGATCATATTGGTCTTATAAATTATAACGGCTTTAAAGATCTTAAAGAAGCTATTGACAAAGCATCAAGAACTTTAGTATTCTTTAGAAACATGTTTAACTTTAGTCCTGTAGTAATCGCACAGATTAATCGTGGATCAGAGCAAATGGATCGTAGAGAAAACGAGAGCTGGATGCCAATGTTGAGTGATATCAAGAATACTAGTAATATATCAGAAGACTGTAATACTGCTATAGGTATTTCTAGTCCTTTTTATTACAAAGTAGATACTTGTTTAGGTTATGATATCACAAAGTTTAAAGATCGTTATAGACTAGCCAAGATTTGTAAGAATCGTGACGGTGAGTCTAATAAACTAGCTAGCTTTTTATTTATAGGCGAGTATGGTGGCTATTATCAACTCCCTCCTGCTAATGAATTAGTAGGTGCGCCTGAAGAGTTGAAAAAAATTAATAATTATAAAAGAGCACAATATGCCAATAATCAAGACAATTAGTGGAGATCTAGCAGAATTGCATAGATCAGGAAAAGCGCCTTTAATCGCTTTGTTTTTAAACTCTGTAAGTGTATTTACAGAAGATATTGCAAAATCTTTTCCAGAAGTAGTAGAAATGGACTCTCAGTTTAATATGCCGAGTTTATACAGACTAGGTGATTATTCTGCAGCTCGCACAGAAACAGGCTCTGTGCTTGCTTTCTATACGCATTTGTTGAATACTGATAAGATAGAATTTTCTGCATTGAAATCTTGTTTAAAGAAGTTATCTGGAGAAGCAATAGCTAATAATATCTACATAGAATTAGCGATTTTAAAACCTTCTGATGATAACCAATGGTCTATTATCAAGAAACTTTTAAATATGCAAGAGTATTTATTTATTACAGTAATCGATGATAAAGGAGAAGTACAACTGGGTGAAGGAGAAACTGGAGAAACAGCCTAAACTCAGAGATTCTAATGAAAGATTGTATTATAACTATCTTGTCCATATAAACTATGACACAAATAAAACTGTGAAAGAGTTTCTAAAAGATATGGAAGATAGAGTAATTCCTTATATAGATTCTTTTGGTAGAGCATCTCGTAAAGTACAAGAGGAACATCCTCATCTTAGAGGTGAATATTATTTACAAAGAAAGGTTAAAAAGGAAAAAGAAGTACGTGATGAAATTAGAAAATTAAGCTAGAATTTTGTATTTTTATATCTAAATCAAATTATTTATGGGACAATTAGTCTTCCTGGTAGGAAAATCAGGAATGGGCAAGTCTACCTCTTTAAGAAACTTAAATCCAGAGGAGACTGTTATTATTAATACTGACCAGAAAGCCTTGCCTTTCAAGCAGTTTAATCTAAAGTACAATGAAGAAAAACGTAATTATCGTAAGACTTCTGATGTAAACGTAGTTATTGCTACTCTAAAGAAAGTAAATGATTTACCTAATGTAAAAACTGTTGTTGTTGATACTTGGTCAAGAATCATGACGGATGCAATTATGTCTCCGAGTTTTCGTGCAGAGAAAGGTTTTGACAAGTGGACAAAGATGGCTTCTGCGCAGTATGATCTAATTAACTTCATCAATGACTCTATGAGAGAGGATATCATTGTATATCTATTTGCTCATCCAGAGACTCATTATGATGATGCTGGTTTTGCATCTGAGCGTATTGGCGTACAGGGTAAAATGTTAGAGCGTTTTGTGCCCGAATCTTTTAGCACTATAGTTTTATATGCAGAGATCGTCAAAACACCTGGACAGCCTAATAAACATGTATTTAGAACTGTGTCTTCGGGTAGTGATACTTGTAAGACTCCTTTAGAAATGTTTGAGGAAGTAGCAATAGATAATGACTTGGTAGATGTCAACAAAACTATTAGAGAATACTATGGAATTTAATAATCAATATAAACAAAAACAAATGGAGAATCAAGCAATTGTTTGGAACGAGGTTCCAGCGCAAAGAA